CGCGGCGAGGTGTAAGTCAGCGTCGTGGTGCCGTTAGAAATCGTGAGAAGGAGCGCGCGCGCCGTCGTCAACTCCAGCTTCCACCCAGCGCCTCCGCTGAGTTTGTTCATTAAAACGACGGTGGCTGCTGGGCGATAGGCCACGCCAGAGAACGCGATGAACGCCGAAAAATCCTGAGTCGTCGATATGCCGCCGTCGGGCACGCTGACGGAAGCGGGGGGAGTTCCAAATTTCGCCGCCGGCCAGCGGGGCGCGGAAACGGGCTCGAAGCGGAAGCCGGTCACGTATTGGTTTGTATTGGAAATCTGGTTACTGATCGTCACGAGCCGTTGCCCAGGATAAAGCACGGGGCCGCGCACGGGGATGTTGCCATACACGCTTCCGCCGGGAAGCACGCCTTCCCACGGGGATGCGATGGCGGCTGTGGATAGTGCGGTTCCGTCGCCCTTGAGGGCAACCGGGGTTCCGTAATAAATCCGCGTTCGACCAATCGAGAAACCAAAATACTCGACGACAAGGCGAACAGGCTCCGCCACATTTACCGCCAAATAGATGGGGCTAATGCTCGACCCCGCGTCGATGGCCGTGCCCTCTCGCGTGATAGCAGCCCCGGCGCTGCTTACCGTAGTTCGGTTGGTCGGATATGCGAAAAGGTCTAGCCGCGTGCCGCCGCCGACCGTTGGCATGCCAGAGCCGAGCTTGCTGAAGATCGCCGCGCAAGACATGGCAACCTCGGCGTATTGGCGCGCGTAGGGATGGACCGAATCAGTCTGGTATGGCCGGTTATGGCTCAGCGCCAAAGCCATATCCACGACCGGCCCGCCTAGCTGGTCGGCCACGCGCATCATCACATCGCGATAGACCGCCGTAGCCTGCCGAGCCGCGCCGGCCTCCTCGGTCAGGGGTAGGCCAAACGCCACGGCGCTGCCGGCATCGATCCGCGCCCGTGCGATGGCGATAAGGTTGGTGGCGTAGTCTGCAAGCGTAGTTGGCCCACCGTTCGCGCCGTAGTTGTTTGCATCGTTCAGGCAGTAATTGATGAAAGTGACATTTTGAGCGGCGGATGCCGACCATCGGGCAGACCACTGGGCGGTTCGGTCGCCTGGATAGCCGCGATTTAGGACGGTTACGGTGGCCCATAAACCAACCGCTTGCGCGAAGGTTTCGGGGATCGGCGTCAGCGCGCGGAGTTGAGACGCGCCATTGATCGCAGCGATGGTGCTTTCGCCCGACCCGCTGGCTATTTGGCCGTAAAAAAGGGAGTCGCCCTCAAAGGCTACTGTTAGCTCGGTGCCCGCGCGCACCTTTTCAAAGGCGGCAGCGAGGTTGGCGGCGTTGGCAGCGCGCAGGCGTGGGGGAGTAAGCGCGACAATCTGAGCCGCCGTGGCCACGCCAGCCGCGCTCGTCGTCGCCGCCGGAATCACCGCGCCATCGCCGTTGTCGTTCGTGATCGTGACGGTGGATGTGCCGGCCGTCGCGCCTAGGTTCGTTTCGCTCGCAACGCCACCGGGCAGCGCCGATACAGGAACTCGCGACGTTACGCCGTTAACGTTGGCAATAACCTCATCGTCATTCGCTATGGTCGCGGAAAGTGGCAGTTCTGTGGATAGCATTAGCTAGAAATGGTTATGACTTCGTTTGATGGGCTGGCAGTGATGGGAATCCCCTCGTTTGTCTGTAGCATGTCGGATAGTGGAACGGGGTCGCGCCCTCCCGATTCTAGCGCAGGCCAGTCAACCCGCTTTACGGAAACCAATGGCCATATATTTCGTGATACATTAAGTCTAGGCCAGTGGTTTTTGGCTATGGATATGACGATACTCACGGGGCCTCGATTCCCTCAACCAAGGTTGTAACCCAGCCGGATTTAACGCGGGTCTCGCCCGTCGAAAGCTGGAATTTTATGAACGCCGGATAACGCTGGCCGGCATAGAAGGACGCGGTTGCAGCGGTGTCGTCTTCGTCTAACGTCACCTGAAATTCACCATCGGCTGCGCTCGTGATGACAACCTTGCCATTTGCTGTGCTGGCGAAAATAAGCGCGTCCGCATCTGCATCGGTAGCCGCCGCCTTAACGGCGAACCAAATCGCGGCAGAAGCTAAGGAAAGCGCCTCCTCCGGGTCTGTGGAATCGTCGGTTGCCGTGAATGGCCACGATGGGGCAGAACCCATGTTCAGGGTGAGGTCAAAAGGGGATGCGGGAATCGTGCAGCTCATGGTAATTTATCAGGCCACCCAGCCGGAAACCCGGTTTTGCATGAGTAGCGCGTTTATGTTCATCGGCAATTCGTTTACCGATCCGGTGGCTACCATTTCGGGATGGTCGTAGAAGTGGCGGACAAGGATTCGCACGGCGTGCTTAATCGACGGAGGGACATTCGCCGGGTTACTATTTCCAGCCGTAAAAGTGATTTGCACGGCGTCCGGCCGGTCGGCTAGCGCAGGCGGGTCAAAGTCTTCATCAAAGATAATGACAGCCGGTGAAACTACCGTAGAAGCAACGTAGTTTGACGCGCTCAAAGTCGTAAGCGCAGTCTCGCCGTATGCGTAATACTTGATAGACGTTACCGCATTGACCGGAGCGACAGAAATCGAAATCAGGCCACAGCTCGGCCAAGTCCGCATAGCGGCAAGCCGGGTCTGCGTCATGATGGCGTATCCGGTCGCGTTCTCGGTAACGTCGCGCGCAACACGGATCAAATCACTCACAAAGGCGATATCGTCACCTACTGAAATCTGAAGCTGACGGTTTGCCTCATCAATCGTGATAGGCTCCTGAGTTGGCGCGACCGTCCGCGAATAGTAAACGCGGTTTTCCGTAGTGGCTTCGTAGGCGGTCATGTTCGTTGGCTGTATAAAGCCACCGGACCGGAATCCGGGGGCTTGAATAGCCTGCGACTGTTAGACGCGCTCTTTGGCAGAGAGGAGCGCAACACCCATCGTGAAGGATGGAGTCGTGCCCGCGATGGTGCCGACATATCGCACATACCCAAGGGTATCGCGAACATCGAAACCGATCTTCTGGAACGAGTCGGTAGCCGTCACTTGGGTATAAGTGGCACCAGTGATGTCGGCCCAGCCGGTGCTGCCATCAGCAGAGGTCTGGATTTTGCCATCAAGGGTTGGAGTGGTGCCAGAGACAACGCCCACAAGCTGCTGAACAATCACACCGCCCTTGTAGGTGGTGAGATTTACCGCAGAGCTGGTCACGGTGCTGGTCTTTGCTGCAATCGCCACGACGGCGGTTTGCGTGAGGTTGCTGTTAATATCTGAGAGAGTCATTGTAGTATGCCTTTCTTGTTTTTATTGTGGATTACTGGTTGCCGGCGTCCGAGGACACCGAGAACGCCTTGCCTTGGCGGATAACTACGTCCATCATCTTCTGAATGGTGACTTTCACCTGACCGGTGGCGGCGAGGGTATAGGGATCGACAACGATGTCGGTGCCGGCCCATTCGCCAATCATCACCTGTCCGAACTGGCCGAAGATGACCTTATTGGAGGGCACCTGGTTCGTAGAACGAGCCATGTAGCCGTTGACCATGTCGCCGTTTTCCCAGATGTAAGTGGCCTGACCAGACTCTTTCGGCTTGGTCTTCCAAGCGCCTTTCACGCCGGGAGTCGTGAGGTAGGCATAGGCGCCACCAGGCAGCCCAAGCGCGTTGGCAGTTTCAACCTGGGTCTCAAAGTCAACAACCTTGGCCCAAGTTGGAGCAGCGCCGAAGGTGATGCCAGTGGCGCGGTCGCCAGAAGCCAAGTTAAGGATACCAAGTGGCTCTGCACCACCTGCGCCATTGATAACAGTGCGGTCAAGCTCGATACCGAACTTGGCAAGAATGTCCTCCTTGACGAAAGCGTCAATGTCGGGGCTACCCTGCGCCAGAAGCTGCTTGCTGTAGGCGGAAATAGCGCCGAGGCGACGGGGCTTCATAGCAATCTGGCCGAAGGTCTGCGAGGACTCGGTGATCGTGCCGGTCTCGGAAACCCAGTAGGCGGTGACGCCTGCGGTGTGACGAGGAATCAGGAGATCATCCTTGAGCCCGGTCATCACGCGAGCGCCGAGCTGCAAGCAATGCGTCTGATTGCGGAGCAGGCCAACGAGGTTGGCGCGGTCGATGGAGGTTTGCACGAGGTAGCCGCCGGCGGAACCGGTGCCAACGCTCTGCGCGCGCTCTTCGCGACCGGCCGCAAGAACCTCGAAAGGAATGAAAAAACCCTCGGGGCTGCGACCTACGCGGCGGCGCTCTTCCTGCGAGCACTCAGCCTCAAAGCCGGTGAGGGATCGGCCCTCAACCATGGCGCGAATCGCGCCAGTAAGCGAATACTGGCGAATCTCCTTGTCGCTAAGGCCAAGCTCGGGCTTGAGCTGGGTTCCGCTGCCCTTGCCGGCGAGCAATTCGCGCGAACGCTCCTCACGGGCAATATCGTCGTCGATGTTTTTGATTTCAGCGGCGAGTGCGTCATCACGGCTGCGCTCTTCGGTGCTGTATGAACGGCCGTCAACGGCCTTATGAAGGGATTCAAGCTCCTTGACCTTGATCCCGCGCTGCTCTTTGAGATACTTTTGGGTATTCATCTGATATTTGGTTTGGTTGCTATTCGGAAATTCCTAACGAAAGTCTGCGTGCGCGGCGGGCGCGGAACTCTTTATCCGCGTCGAAAGAGGGTTCCTCAATAGGAGCAGGTGCGGAGATGGGGGCCTCCCATTCAATCCGGCCGTCATCCTTTTTGCGCAATTCGGCCGCCATTAGCGACGCGCTTGCGTATGCCGGCCAAGTGACGGGGTTAAACGCGCGAAGATTTGCACGTTTAATCAAGCGGTCATCTGTGTTTGAATCTCGCTTGTCCCACGCCTCGCCGTCCGGCCCATCAATATCAAACTCGAAAGAGGTGCCATTGATGATTCCTAAATCGACAAGGTTAAGAAGATCCTTACCCGCGCGTGTATCGGGAACAAGGGCCTCCCACGTCATGGCGTTTTCATCACTGGTGATTTTGAGGTTTCGGCCATTGCGCGCCAATCCCATCAGTGGGTCATCGGTATGCCCGGCCATCACCATAACCTCGCCATCGCTCATGCTGCGCTCAAATGCACCGGGGGCGATTCGCTCGATAAATTGCTTCTGACGCCCACGCTTGCTCAGTCGATGGGAATCGCTGTTGTATGGAATCATACCACGTAGGCACCCAACGTAACCGGCGGACTTTTCATCATCGGTTAGTGCGCGCTTCTCAATGCTGCGGAGTGCTCGGATTTCGGTAGGCATGTTAAGCGACAGATGCGGGCTGAAGTTTCGGATTGGCCTTTTCTTGCGGAGCGCCAGCACCGGACGCCGAAGAGTTGAGCGGGGCAAAATTGTTCTCCATGGCGGCGCTTCCGATTCGTTGATACCCAAGCCACTCGCGCGCTTGATCGGGCGAAAACACGGCGGTTGTTCGCATCTGCGACACAAACGAAGCCATCGCGGAAATCGTGAACGCCTGTAGCTCTTCCACGTCGA